ATTTATGTGTGTAACACAAGTGCCAATAATAACTGATTGTAGATTACCTGTTTCAATTTCATTCTGGGTAATGGCTGATGTGCTATCACAATTTGCTGATGATGTTGTACCCCCATAATAAGTTGCTTTCCATTTGCCTTGGAATGTTGGAGGTGCAGGGCAATCTGCTGAATCATATTCATATAGCTCTCCCTTCTGATATTCAGCCGGGGTAACATCATGCCAAGTGCTCTCCTCAACATATTTATATTGTCGTTTTTGTTTATAATATTTACATGCCATTTTTTTAACGTTTTTTAATAATTAAGTTGGTGTTGCCTGAATTCCATCTATAGAAGAAGGCTATGGAATAGCCTGAATTCTGCTTGCATAATCGCTCCATGCTGTTTGATAAGCGTTCACTGATTCAGCCGGAACATATATTGGGCAGTTGTTGGTGTTGTTAAATGCACTACTACCTAATGTTGGTGGAGTTGTTGCGTTAACATTAACACTTGTAAGGCCGGTACAATTATAGAAAGCACTACCACTAATACTTGTAACACTATCAGGTATTGTTACACTTGTAAGACTTCTACAATAAGAGAAAGCACCAACACCAATACTTGTAACACCACTTCCTATTGTTACACTTGTAAGACCTTGGCAACCATAAAAAGTATAAATACCAATACTTGTAACACTATCCGGTATTGTTATACTTGTAAGGCCGCTACAATTATAGAAAGCACTATCGCCAATACTTGTAACGCCACTTGGTATATTAATACTAGTAAGACTAGTACAACGATTGAAAGCATTCATGCCAATACTTGTAACACCACTTCCTATTGTTACACTTGTAAGACCACTACACCTATTGAAAACACTATTACCAATACTTGTAACGCTATCAGGTATTGTTACACTTGTAATGCTACTACAACCACTAAAAGCATAATTACCAATAGTAATAACACAGTCTCCTACTAATACTGACTGAAGGTCTGCCAATGTAACTTCATTCTCTGTAATTGCTGACGATGCATCACACTCACCTGATGATGTTGTTCCACCGGTATATGTTGCAAGCCATTTAGTACCTGTCGGTGTTGGGGGTACATAGCCACAGTCAGGACTGTCAGCCTCAATAAGTGTTGTAGCTGATGTGCCGGTTGTTGTCCAAGTAACACCACTATCATAACTGACTTGGTATTCCTCTAGAACATACTTATCATAGTTAATACAAGTTGTAGCTGTCGTTAATGTCCGGTATTGTGGTGTTGGAGGTGCAGGGCAATCATCGCATATATAATCTGTTGATATATCCATATCAGTCCATCTATATTCTATGCAATCACTACTGCCGGTTTCATATATATCGCCTCTCCTTGTTTGTTCAGGTACAACATCTTCCCAAGTTAAGCCATTATCATAACTGACTTGATATACTTCTTTATAATACTTTGTGCCGGCTGAACATTCATAATCCTCAGATATTGGCAATTGATGCCATCTATATATTGGCTCAACAGGAACATAACCACAAGCGGGGTCATTCTCCTTATATACAACAGGGTCTTGTCCGGTATCTCCACTAATGGCGTACTCAATGGGATATACCGGCACCCAATCTTGAGTACCAATTTTTATATATTTCTGATACAAAAAATAGCTACTATATTCTGACATAAAATTTATTTATTATATACTAAACATATTTGGATAGGGCAAAAAAATACTTAGTTAAAATATGTTAATACAAATAACTATATTAATTTTTAAAACAATGTTCAGAAGCTATATTAAAATAGAGAATGGAAAAATATGGGAGGTAATCGAACAGGATCCAGCCGGTAGACATAAAAATATAAACTATATCGCTGACTATATAGAGTCTGAGGAAAAACCTAAGAAAACAAAAAAAGGTGAAGTTTAAAGCTTCACCTTTTATTTTTTGTATTAACTATTCTTAGTTATCAGTTACAACTGTTATAGCAGCATCTGCAAGTGGCAAAGCACTTTCAGTAGCGTTAGCAGTTAATGTGATTGAAACACCATTGCTTGTCTGACCACCTGCAAGGGTAGCAGCACTTGCTTCCAAACCTGCAACTCTACCCAACATCAAATATTGATTGTCAGCAGTCTTAACAACGCCAATGAAACGACCTAATGAAAGGGCATCAAAGTCCATATGAAGACAGCCATCATAAGCACCTGGAGTTGAGAAAGTAAGGGTGTGAGTTCTGTACTTATTACCTGTATCTCCTGTTACCAATTCATCAGTGAAATCAACTGAATTCTTCATTGGCTCAATGTGGAAGAACTTCTTACCAGTTTCCATTGAAATTGCAGTAACAACATCAGCAGAGCACTGTGCGCTGTCAGCAGCAACAGTGGTTGCACTTACATCATTGTAGTTTGCAAGATATATGTCGGTAATCTCTGGAAGAGAATAAGCACAAGTTGTACTCTTTAAAAGATTCCTAGTTAAATTACAATTTAATGCCATAATTATATATTATTATTTTAATTTTTTATTTTCTTTTTTACAAGGGGCAAGCCCTATTACTTGCCCCGTTTTCTCCAAATAACGTCTAGTTTATATGTTAGGGTTTGCTGTAGACGAATAACTCAGGAAGTACGATACCAACTGCGATATTGCTGATAGCTACGATTCTAAATGTATTATCACCGGTAGTCTCTCTCATATCGATGAATTTCCACTCCAAGTGACTGTCATAGGTATCATAACCAAGGACTAAGTTTCTTGCAGGGCCAAATATAATAGTATTCTTACTTACCATAGAAGGAACAACCTCATAACCCATAACAAAGATACGTCCATTCTCCCTCGCATAGTTGTTAAACAAATTGCCAACGTTGTTGCAACTGCACTGCTTACCTAAAGCTACTTCTAACAGACGAACGTCCTGATAGTTCATAAAGATTTTATAACCCTCAGTGTCAACCTCTGCATTACCGGCAACTTCCAAGCCCTTCATTACAACTGCCTCAATTTGAGCGATAACGTTGTCAATGGTGATAACTGCTCCACTAACGCTTGTAACGCCACTGTTATCTGCCAACTGCTTCTCAATACCATCAGTCACCTTAAGGTATGTTTTGGTTGTAGCAGTTCTACCGGTATCACCCTGCCAAAATATTTCCTGATATTCCTTTGACATCTTTTTGCGATATCTGTCGAAGAACCATTCGCTGAATGAACGAGGTACGCCACCATTAAGGCTAATCTCTGTTTCCTCTACTAAATACGTATTCCAAAAAGTATCATAGCAGTTTTCAAGGTTTGATTTTATTGCAACAGGCTCAATAAAATTTTCTGCCAATGAAGCTTCGCCCTGAGGAGTGAATGGACAAGTATATGCCTGCCATACATCACCAATCTCGCCGGTATACATCTTCATTTTCCCTTTAACTCCGTCCATAAAAGTTATACCATACTGACGAAGGTCGATATCATAGATATCCTTTGCAAAAATATTTCTGTACTCCTCACCACAATAAGTGAGTCCACTTACATCTAAAAAATTTGCCATTTTTCTATTATTTTAATCTATTATTTTATCATTTTTATTTTACAAGTATGTAACTTGTCATTATAAACATATTTATGTTTTTATTGGTATTAAAACAATAAACCCACATCTGTCTTAATCGATAGGTGTGGGTTATTTATTCTTATCTTAAATATTCTGCCATTTGTTTTCTCCAAGCCGCATAAGTGTCTTTAGGTGTTGGCTTAGCCTTTGTATTCACCGGTCTTGCTGATGGCTGTTTGCTTAAATCTTTTACCTTGTCTTGAAGTTCATTGTTATACCCCTTCAGTGCTTCTATTTCAGCCTTAAGATTATTAATAAGTTCCTCAAGGTGATTGGTGTCATTAGGCTTGTTTTCTGCCTCTGTAGGCTTTTCTTCAGTTGTAGGGGTAGTTGTAGGTTCTTCCACTTTTGGAGGCTCTACGGTCTCCTTTGGTTGTTCTACAGGCGTTTCTACAGTTGGTTGTTCCTCTTCTAATTTAATTTCTTCATTTGGTGTTATTTTTCCTGCTTCGCTTGTCTCAGTGTCTACATCATTATCTGCCTTACCTAACAGTTCTTTAACCCACTCTTTTACTTTTGAAAATAACATATTGTCCTCTTCCATATCATTATTAAATTCTTCAAGTGATACAAGGCTCTCAACGCTGAATCCTTTTAATTCACCGTCTTTTATCCTGTTCCAAGTATCAACATTATTAACTTTCATTGCGACCATCCAAGTCCCTTCAGGTACATTAAACCCAAGGGCGTTAGCCTTGTCCTTGTAACTGTCAGCGACCAACCAACTCTCCACAACACATACCTCATCAACAGCATTCTGATGCTGTAACGATACATTATATTGTCTGAAATCTTTCATATAGTCTTGTGACATTTTTTCGATACTCTCCTTAGAAAAAGATAGGTAATACTCTTGAGTGCCATTGTTCCGGTAAATATCTTTGTCAGGTAAAAGCACCGGGCCATATACCAAATACTTGTCATCTTTCTCCAAATACACCTGCTTAAGTTCTTCTTCGTCCTTTGACATATGTATGAAATCAATCTCAATAGCCGGCTCTGATACTAAACTAATAGCCTTTGTTTCGCTGTTCAGTCCTACTCTATATTTTTTTATTTTTTTCCTTGCCATATTTGTAAATATATTTTTCCTATATATTAAACATATTTATATTAAAAAAATGGAGAGTGTTACGCCCACTCCCCTTTGCAGTCCACTTATGCGAAATTCCATTCATAAACGGTGCGTTATTCAAACCACTTGAAGCTGTTCAGCCGGTTGTACCAACCTTTTAAGAATACCTTCTGTGAAGGATTCCTTTTAACAATGGCATCAAAGTGATATTTTCTTCTTGCCCATATCTTTTCAAACAACAGCTTCTGATTCTTATATCCATTAAGTGCAGATAGTGTTTTCGGCCCAACTATCCCATCAGCCACAACTCCCAATATCTGCTGAACGTATTTAATGCCAAATACACCGGATGCCCATAAATAGTCAACGCATATATTAGCTATGGCTTGACTGTTTATTTCGTCTGCTCTAAATCTATCCCAATAGTTCTTCTTAAAAATATACTCCCACTCTTCGTCCGTCATATGCTTAAGGTCTTCACAAGTCTTTGACCTTCCAAATGCATAACGGTATGCTGATATGGTAACACCTGAGTTGGTGCAACCACCCTTATCTAATGGGTGATTCACATAGCCACCTTCCCACCTCTTAATTATTGGTATTAATTCTTTATGATTTGCCATATTAATCTTCTTTAATGTAATAATCTTCTGGACTGCTTGTCCAAATAACTCTGCCAACACTGACCCCATTCCTGTAAAATGAATAACCCTCAGGACAAACATATTGGTTTGATAACGGGTTCTTATACTGTCTGATGTCTTTCATAAATTATACTGTATTGTTATCCCTAAAAATGGTTCTAAATCTTTATTTTTTAACCCTATGCCATAGCCTACCCCCGCTCCTATGCTCCATCTTTTAGCCTTTTCCTTGATGTACTTCGTCACTTCTATAGTATTTACTATTTCTTGTTTTCTCAAGTCTACTCTGCTGCTGTCTAATGTTACGTTTATACCGGTAATATAGTTCGTTAAAATTATGCTGTCGTTGCTTTTGCATAGTGTATCTTTATATATCTTATGTTCAGTTATTAGCTCTATGGGTTCGTTATCTTTGGTATATACTGTATCTGTTTTTATTTTTTCTATATATACCGGTGTGGGCTTATCTAAATATAGGGTATCTGTTATATATGTGGTATCGCAAATCTGTATCGTATCTGTTTTTTCTATTTCTATAGTTTCTGTTTTTTTACCTAATATACTGTATATATGCGCACCAATCAATGCAAAAATCATTCCAAATATTAACCATTTAGTTCTGTCCATATTTTCTGTCTTCTTCAATGTCTTCAAAACGTCTTAATTTCTTTTCAATCTTGGTTTCAAACTGCATCATAGAGTTTT